TGATGAACCAGAGTGTCTAGTATATGACGACTAATGGTGCTTGAACAAGAATCTATAAGAACACAACATCTTGGACAGGATGGATTCTACTGGTTCATTGGACAAGTAGTAGTAGATTCTGCGTGGAGAGATGAAAACAATAAACAAACAGATGCATACGGATATAGAGCAAAAGTAAGAATAATAGGGAAGCATCCATCAACTAATGACATAAAGGATGATGATTTACCTTGGGCACACTTCTTGATGCCACCCACAATGGGATCAGGAGTCAATCACTATGGATTCAGTAATTTTATTCAAGGTGGAGAAACAGTTATTGGATTCTTCCTTGATGGTATAGAGGCACAGCAACCAGTCATAATAGGTTCTTTAGCCCAGCATATGAACATTACTGATTTCATTGACTGGAAAACAGCATCCTCTGATGGATCATCAGGATTTTCCCCAATCAAAGTTGACCCCTTCGTAGTAAGTAATCAAGGAGCAACTACAAAGGTTACTAAAAATGATCAGACATTTGCAGGTGGCACAGTTAGTGACAATAATGACAAGATTTTAGATACTAATGGTAAGAAGGTTGACACCATTGGTAAGGTAGAGAACAATAAAGTAGTAAAACTAACCAAAGCAGCAGAGTGTAGCACACCATCCAAGGCATTGAAGGATATGGCTGGAGCACTTGGTGATTTGATGAAAGTTATACAGAAATTAGAGAAGACTAAAGCTGGGTACATAGATCCCGTATTGAATACGGTGGTAAATCTAGACAAATTAGTGGATTATGCTGCCAAGAAGATGGCAGGAAGTTTATCTAATGTTATAGCAAATACTAGAACTAAGTTATTCAATAAAATTGACGAGGGCATAAGCGATTCATTAGATTTTCTTGATCCTAACTTCTTAGCAAAACAAATAGGTATAGAAAAAGCAAAGGACGGTATCTATTGTTTATTGCAAAATATAATGAAGGGATTGAAAAATCTTATTACTAAAGCAATAAAGAGTTTGATTGGTAAGTTGTTAAACTTTCCGATATGTGCTATTGAGTCTTTTCTATCAGGAATTTTAGGTAAGATAACAAATGATATACAGAAAGCAATCGCTCCATTGATGGCTGGTATCAAAGGTCTTATACCAAATATTGCTTTACCTGATTTTGGGGGAATGCTAAGTAAAGCGATAGGTGCTATTCAAGGTCTTATGAATCTTCTTGCTTGTGAAGATTCTGAGTGTAAGTTAGACTTAGATGTTGAGTTGAACAAAGGACAGACAGGCAAGAAAGATATGGACTTTGCTAAGATGATTGGGATGACAAACCTTATGAGTAAAACTGGTAAAGGTATTGATGGTATGATGGACAATATTTTTCCTGGTATGACTGGAGATCCAGGACCTATGAGCGAGTTAGAGAAATTAGCAGGTCCTTGTAATCCATATGACCCTGAGACATGTCAACCACCTAGTGTGCAGTTCTTTGGTGGAGGTGGTATCGGAGCATTTGGTCAGGCAGTTGTCAATGAAATAGGACAAGTTGTGGGTGTAGACATGAAAGATCTTGGTTTGGGATATACTGAGACTCCATATGTATCGTTTGTAGATAATTGTGACAATGGTAGAGGTGCTACTGGTATAGCAGTTGTAGAGGATGAGAAAGTTGTAGAGGTTATTATGATAGAAACAGGTGATGGTTATCTTGGATCTGGTAGTACTGGAGGAGAAGAGGTGGTTGGCGTTATTGATGGTGCAGATGTTATCAGCACAGGTACAGGATACCAACCAACAGACACAGTATCAACAGATGATGGTTGTGTGATGACACCAGAGGTAGTCAATGGTAGAATAGTAGGACTAAAAGGATCTTGCCCAATGGGAGGTGGTTTATCTGCTCTTGCTGTGAATAGTTCTACTGGTTATGGTGCAGTTCTAAGACCTAGAACAAAATTTGTACCAGTGAAAGAATATGCATCACCTAGTGTGCCAAGCACAAGTATCCTCACTGTAGTAGATTGTCCTAGAGGTGTGTAATGTCAAAGAATAAAGTACCACCAATAACAATAGCTCATCCCACTGATGGCAGACTAAGGATCGGTAGGGAGGATAAAGATGTATTAAGAAAAGCAGATTGCGAGTTAAAAGCAGGATCAGATGCAACCTTACATCTATTCAGAGATGGTGGTTGGGAAATAAGATCCAAAAGAGGTATAGAGGTAGATAATCCTGGTTCTAATATTATACAGTCAGGCACAGGACCTCTGAATATAAAGGTAGATGGTGACTTCAATATAGAATGTGGTGGTGAGTTCAACGTGAATGCTGCGAAGATAGTTATGACAGCAAATGATGCTGTGGATGGTAATATAAAACTAAATGCAAATCAGGATTTCTTTGCAGAAGCAAAGAAAACTGCTAAATTGAATGGTAGTAACGTGCAAGTCATTGCAACACAGAATCTTATAGCAAGATCAGATGCTGCACATGTATTGCAAGGAGGGTTTGTTCATGTACATGAAAATAACTCTAAGATCATACCACCATCACTCAAAGAATTCATTAGTAAAATACAAAAATGAATATACCAGATATTTTCTCAGGTAAAATCGTAATAGGACCTGAACCACATGTTGATCAATCAGTGAAGACTTTAGATGGTGATAAACCATTTGTAGGCACACTTGCTGCTTCAGGACCTGCGTTCATAGGTAAGCATGCAGGAGGTTTTGCTAAAGGAGTTCTCAATGTAGGAACGGATTTAGGAGGATTTTCACCTGGTGTCAAGGGTAGAGCAGCACATATAGAGGGAGATGTAAGAGTCAATGGGGAGAAAGGACCTAATCATGTTTATATTGACGGTAATGTATTCGTCACAGGGACTGTTGATTGCTTATCAACAGGAAGATTAGAAGCAAGACATAAAGTCGCTGATTCATTACCTAAACCATTTGATATGGTTCATCCTAGCAAAGGTGAGGGTCACAGACTTAGGTATGCTTGTATTGAAGGACCTGAGGTTGGTGTATATTTTAGAGGTAGAACACAGGACAATGAAATTTTCTTACCAGATTATTGGAAAGACCTTGTGGTGATTGATAGTATCACGGTTCAAACACAACCAGTTGGATCAGCACAGGATATTATAGTAAAAGAATGGGATGATAATAAGATAACACTTGAAGGTGTTACTGATTGTTTTTATCATGTATACGCTGAGAGGAAAGACGTCAACCCACTCGTGGTTGAGTATCAAGGAAAAACTTGGGAGGATTATCCAGATCCTAATTATGACGATTCTAACTATTCTAGATAAGTATAAATACAAAAGTAATAATATATCAGCAAATGGCAGCGAAAGAAGACTATTCACCAACAAAAGCTACGATTAGATGTAAAGGTAAGATTCCACCCGATGGTCTCATATCTCTTCCTGATGCGTGGGCAAACAAAATCAAACCAGAATCATTAGTTGTGCAAATAACACCATATGGTGTATGGCAAGAACTATACATTGAATCAATAAACTATGGTGGAAGACAGGTTCAAATCAAAAACAACTTAGGTGCTAGTATTGCAGGACAGTATAATGCTATGGCAAACGTCAAAGACGGAGAAACCATTTCAGATTGACATAGGTAGTCTTTTGCGTTATATTAGGGAGAACTACAAATCTCCCATGAACATTGAAGAATACGTCAGTAAAATCGAAATCAACATCCCAAGGGCATCAGTAAAAATCCATGGGTGTGATGGTCAGGTGCAAACAATTGATTGCGATGATGCTGACCAGTTCTGCACAATTCATCAAATGTCAAAAAAGGCAGTTGAGATTGATGAAGAGATAGAATTGTTATACATATCCTAAAGACAAAAATCATGATACAAAAATTAGTCAGTCAGATTCCAACTTCAGATTTTGTAAAACTCAATCTTGAGACACAATATTATACAAAGAAGGAAGTGAATCAACTAATTGCCGAAGCAGTAGAGGAGGCAAGGAGGATTGACGAGGAGTCAATGCGTAAGCATAATAGAGATGCCACTGTCATCAGTATGATACTTGGTTTTACTACACTTGCACTTTTTGTCGATGGTTTATTGAGAATGTTGGGGATTATCCCACCATTTATGCATTTAGATGTAAATATATTGGAGAAGATTGTACAAAGAGTAGAGACAGATATTTCACCTATCTTACAAAGACTTCCCCTAAGGTAATGAATTCAAATTTAAGTGAGTACAATCGTCGTATATTGGAGGAGGAATCCGAAGATGTAGACGATGAGGACTATATTGTACTGATACACACAAAGTTCAACGACGATGGCTGCTAAATAGGTTGAAGGAATTGGTGTCAGGATTTATAGGTAATGCCGTTAAGTAGACTTGAAAATTTTCTAAAAAATATACAGGGTAATGTTCTATACGTTAATCCTGAAGAATTAGATGCGACTGATGATATAAGCAACACAGGTAATTCTAGAACTAGACCCTTTAAAACTATCCAGAGGGCACTACTTGAGTCTGCTAGATTTTCATATCAGTTGGGTAAAGATAATGATAAGTTTGATAAGACTACTATTGTAGTAGCACCAGGTATTCATTATATTGACAACAGACCAGGTTATCAGATCAACACTGCGGGAGCAGTTACTGATGTCAATGGTTCTAGTCAGGCAATAAATGAATTCTCTATAGGTACAGAGTTTGATGTACAGAGCGATCAAAACGTTCTCTTTCAATTCAACTCTGCACACGGTGGTGTCATCATGCCACGTGGTACATCCATCGTTGGTATGGATCTTAGAAAAACGAAGGTAAGACCTAAGTTTGTACCAGACCCAGCTAACACCAACATAGCAAACAGTGCGATTTTCAGAGTTACTGGTGGTTGTTACTTTAGAGAAGTCACAATATTTGATGGAGATCCAGCAGATAGAATATTCAAAGACTACACAACATCAGTATATCAACCAAATTTCTCACACCACAAACTAACTGCATTTGAGTTTGCTGATGGTAAGAATGAGATAACTGGTAAGGGTCTAACTGACCTAGACATGTACTATGCTAAGTTGACACTGGCATTTGGTAATAGTTCTGGTCGTGCTATCCCATCATATCCTAGCAATACAGACTTTGAGAAGGTAACAGACGAATCAAGAATCGTTGGAGAACTATCTCAGGTAGGTGCAATTGAGATTGAGGACATATATTCAGGTGTAAACCCATCATCATCCACTGCTACCACAGTTGTGTCGGTTCAAACTGCTGAACCACATGATTATAACGTGGGTACTCCAGTTATAATAAGAGGCGTAGCCGGATCAGGTAACGTTAACGGTACAGAGTATGATGGTGTTCATATTGTTACTCAGGTATTGAGTGATACGTTGTTTACTTATAGTGTAACAACTGCACCAGCATCTACAGCAACTCCCAACCTGTCAGGTCTAGCCCCAACTGTTGCGATTGAGAGTGATACCGTAGCATCATCATCTCCATATATCTTCAACTGTTCTGTAAGATCAGTGTTTGGTATGAACGGACTTCATGCTGATGGTGCAAAAGCATCTGGATTCAAGTCAATGGTTGCTGCCCAGTTCACTGGTGTATCACTAAACAAGGATGATAATGCATTTGTAAAGTATGACTCAGTATCTGGAACTTATAAAGACCAAGCAACATTAGGAAGTTCTACTACACTACACACTGACTCGTTTGCAATACACAAACCAAGTCATGAGAGTTTTCATATCAAGGCATCTAATGATGCTGTGTTACAGCTAGTATCTACGTTTGCTGTAGGTTGTGGTAAGCACTTTATTTGTGAGTCAGGTGGTGACTCATCTATCACTAACTCTAACTCTAACTTTGGTGAGAAAGCGTTAGGTGCTGATGGATTCAAGTTTGATGCGTTCAATAAAGATGATAAAGGATATCTTGTCAACATACTTCCAGCACAGAAGAACTTTGCTAACGAAGTAAACTTTAACTGGTTGAAGTTAGATGTAGAAGACACAGTTGGAGCACCAAGTAATAAGTTATACATTAGAGGATTCAAGAACAAGGACACAGTTCCTACAGATAAAACCTCAGTATTTACTGTTGGTAACAGGATTGGTGAGACACTAAACCTTACCATCGCTGGTATCACGTCAACAGCAAATGTATTGATGACAGTTCCTAGTGGAGTAGGACCTTCTGGTCGAAAAATCCACAAGGTAGGCAGACTCGCTGGAATCAATAGTATAACAAGTGATGTTATAACACTACAAGCAGATCATAATCTATTTCAAGGTGAGTCAATCAAGTTCTTTAGTGATACTGGATCATTACCTGATGGCATAGAGCATAAGAAGACATACTTCGCTATAACAGCATCACTTGCTGCTAACCAAATCAAGATAGCAACAACTAAGAATAATGCACTAGCAAATAATAATATTGCTGGCGTTAACAACCTTGGTGGTGAACTAACTATCATTTCTGATGTCGAAAGTAAAGTGCCAGGTGATCCTGGTCACCCAATACAATGGGATGAGACTGGTTGGCACGTCAATGTAGACTCAGGTAATGAGTTACATACGTTTATAGTACAGAATCAGGCTGGTATTACACCTGAAACAACTAACGTATTTGTCAAAAGACAGGTTGATAATAGAAGAGATTTAGAGAAAATATATCAAGCAACTTATATAATCCCTGAGGGAGCATCAAACGCTGCACCACCACAGAATGGTTATGTCATACAAGATAGTGGTGCTGTCATAGATGATGATAAGTTCCAGAATGACAATGTAGACCTTGCTAGTGATACAGATCTTAGAACTGACACTAACATTATTCATGCTTCATGGTCAAGCAACGTTGGTATCATCACATCTAAGTTCCCACATAGGTTGAAGAGAGGTCAGACTGTACAAATCAATAGACTAAGATCACAAAATAACAGTGGTGGATTAGCAAATCAAGGATATAATGGTGTATTTGAAGTATTAGAGATCAATGATAAGAAGACGTTTAGTATTGGTATAAGCACTAATCCTGGCGGTATCTCAACTATCACCACTGGCATACCATATACATTACATAATAATAACGTTGTTGGATCAGGTCGTACGTTCTCTCCTTACTTCGTAAGAAAAGATTATGGTAATGCATATCAAATCTTCAACCATCAAGTAATTCAGGAGCACAGACCAGGCAGTCAAGATGGTATCTATAATCTAACTCTGTTATCTTACCATAACATACCTGAGGTATCACCATTTGATATTGGACAAAATAGATTCCCACAAAATATCAATGATTTGAGACCACGGGTAAATGTAGATAATCCAGTCGACGACCCAGAACCAACTAAATCATATGCTCTAAGAGGATTGATAGGTCAGGTAGAGGGTAGTGATCCTGCACATAGTATTACAAAAGAGAGTAGTCTTAATTTAATAGAAGACACTGGTGTTGGTATTGGATTGACCACTTCCAGCATTTCAGGAACAGATGTTAGCATCTTTACTGAGGTTGATCATGGATTTAATGGTATATTGAATCTTGGTAACATAACTGGTGGTACACAGTATGGAACTAACTCTGGTTCAGCTGAATTCTACTTCAGTGTAGATCTTGTTGGTGGTACAGGTAAGGGTGCTACTGCTGACGTAACTGTCGCTGCTGCTGCAACTATCACAGCAATTGATCTAGTCGATCATGGTACAGGTTATACAGTGGGTGATGTTCTTACTGTAAAGGGAATACCATTCATTACACCAGGTTCTGATTGTCAAGTAACTGTCACCGAAATCGACAATAATGTAGGTGATGTAATTCAGGTTGTTGGTGTAGGAAGTGATCAGTACAATGGTCTTAGTAGAATAACCAACATCACAGATCCAAATAAGGTGATGTTTGAGAAGACTAATATCTCAGTTGGATCTACAGGTGGATATATGTACCATGTTGGTGTTGCAACTGCCATCAATAATATTGTACATGATACTATAAGTGGTATTGCTACGGTCACATTACATAGAGACATAGGACTAAGGCGTGGTGATCAAATTGTTATTTCAGGTAACACAGGTGATAGGTCAGTATTCAACGGAACGTTCTCAGTTCAAGATAGGATTGGTTATGGATCATCAGTATCAGTCAAGATGGATGCTGGCACAGCTCCTGCATTCCAAGTAGGACCTATAGCACATGGATCAGGTATTGGTTTACGAGGAAAAAATAGAGGTATAACATTATATGGTGGTGTTACAACTAACCTAACATCAGGTCTTACTACCACAACTAATACATTATCAGTACAGAACCACTCCAAACTCAGAAGAGGCGACTACCTACAGATAGAGAATGAGATTGTTCGTATTACAAGCAATGCTACAACTTCTATAGCAAGGGGTGCATTGGGTACTAATGCTACATCACACCCTGCTTACGCTGCTGCGGTGAAGATCAAAGTATTACCAATGGAGTCAAGACGTCATAGTACGATCAGAGCATCAGGACATACTTTTGAATACATTGGTTTCGGTCCAGGTAACTACTCAACGTCACTACCACAAACTCAAACCAGAGTTTTAGATGACGATGAGCAACTATTAGCACAGGCAACTACCTCTAGAGGTGGTACAATTGTGTACTCAGGTATGAACGACAAGGGTGAGTTCTTTGTTGGTAGGAAGAAGATAGATGCTATTACTGGTGAAGAGAAGTCAACTATTAATGAGTTTGACGCTACTACAACCACTGCACTACCTAGCACACTGACATTAGATGAACTTACAGTCAACTCTAACCTTTATAGTTTGGGAAATTCAGAGTTTGTTGACATTGAATTGAAGGGTAATAGATCAGGTAACGTAGGTAATAGTGTAATCATCGGGGTGAATGGATCTAACCAGACTGCTCCTACTTCATCAACAGATGAAGTTATAATCAACACAACGTACGATAAGGGTGGTTATCTTGGTTGGGTAAGGACATCAGATTCTAGTCAACCTTGGAAGAAGTTTAGTCCAATATCATACGATCACACTGACTCTTATTCATTCGATAGAGTTGCAATTGGTATAGCTGAGAACACAAGCGGTAGAGTATTTGATGTAACAGGTGATGGAAGCATAGGTGGTAACATAACTGTTTCTGGTATTGGTACGTTCCAAACTGGATTGGTTGCAGGAAGTGCACAAATATCAGACTTGACTTCAGGTAGATTGGTATTCTCAGGGTTGAATGGAGAACTACAAGATAGTTCATCCATGGTATTCTCAGGTGCTACACTCACAGTCAATACCTTAGTGGTTCAGCAAAATGCTACGGTCACACAAACTTTACAGGCAGAGCAAATTACATCCACAGATGATATCAACGCTGCCGATGACATCACAGCAGGTGGAACAGTTACCGCTTCTGATTTTGTTGGAAATGGTACTATACCTATCGGTGGTATTATAATGTGGTCTGGAACAGATGCCAACGTTCCAAGTAACTGGGCTCTATGTAATGGAAGTAATGGCACACCTAACTTAGTTGATAAGTTTATTGTTGGTAGAGGTAGTGCATATGCTGCTAACAGCACAGGTGGTAGTGCAGACGCAGTGATTGTATCTCACTCACACTCAACTACAGAGTCTGGACACGAGCATAACTATGCATTTGCTTCAAGAGATGGAACCTCTATTGGCAATAATTTTGCTAGTAGCGGTATTAGTGGTGTCACAGATCAAGGTAACATATCTGAACTAGAACAGTCTGGAGGACCTGATGGTGACAGACTAGCAGCATACACTGCTGATACTGAATCAGTATCAACTGGACTATCAATTGATACACAGGGTGTTAGTGGCACTAATGCTAACTTACCACCATATTATGCTATCGCTTATATCATGCGTATTAGCTGATAAATAAACATATCAAGGAGTTCTTTGTTAAATGGCGACTGTCAATAAGAAATTTGCGGTAGAAAAAGGTCTAGAGGTCGGAGATGACGCTCTAGTAGTTGATGCTGACAATAATAAGACTGGTATTGGTAAAACTGATCCAAAATACGGTCTAGACGTAGCAACGACTGCCAATTTTGATGGCGTTCTGGCAGCAAATCAGGTTGGGATAGGTAGCACCCAGCCAGGTAAAGACATAGATTTCAATAAAGATGTTATTATAAGAAAAAAATTATTTGATGGCAATGAAGGTGCTGGTGCAAATAATAATGTTCTTATATCAGTTGGAACTGGTGTTTCGTGGAGTGCTGGAGCAGACATCCAGACAGACGCATCGGGATTACAAACTCAAATACAGTACAAAAAATCCGACGGAAAATTTGGTGGTGCTGACAATTTAGTTTATGATGACTCGAATGATAGGGTGGGTATTGGTAGCACTCAACCTGAGTATCTCCTTGATGTGAAAGGTAATGTTAGAATTGATGGTGTATTCCGTGATTCTAACAATACTGTTGGTGCTGGTGGGTCTGTATTAGCAGCAGATAATTCTGGTAATACACAATGGGTTGGAGCTGGTGCTTCTACACTGAACATATATTATGTTGCAGAAGATGGAGACGACACTGCTGATGGTAAAACACTATCAACTGCAAAAAGATCAGTCAAAGGTGCGTGTGGTGTAGCAAAAGCAGGAGACACTATTAGAGTAGCAGGAGGAATATATCCAGAAAATAACCCGATCTTCGTACCAAGAAATGTATCAGTTGACGGAGACGATCTAAGAAATACACAGATCATGCCTACAAATATAGGTCAGGATCTGTTTGAGGTACATAATGGTTCTTTGCTACAGAACATGTCATTTGTTGGTGCAGCAAACACAGCAGCGATGGTAACATTCCCTCCACAGGGTGTTGTCAATAGACATAGATGGAATAAAGACACAGGAACACACATATACAATGGTGGGACAGTAGCCGATGCATTTACGGTGACAGGTGGAGGATCTAAGCCTGTAACTGATGCGACTTATAATCCTTTGACTGGAGTTTTGGTACTAACAAGTGCAGGACATGGACTTGATACTAGCAATACTATCACCATAGGCGTAGACAAACTGTCATTTACATGTGATGCTGACAACCATGCTACCAGCCACACATATCCAAGAGTTGGAGATCCAGCACACAATACAGCACTTACCATATCATCATTTACCAGTGATACTATAACTGTCAATGTGGGTGCAGTGAAGGGTGTAGATAGTATAAAGGTAGGACCTAACTGGCATGCTGGTAATGCATTGACACCTACAGCAATATTATACGATCCAACATCAGGTGTTACCACTGTTACGTCCGCAGGACATGGTCTAAACAATTCAAACAGTGTAGGTATAGTAACATCATCACTCAACTTCCAATGTGAGCAAGACTATTTCGCTACTAATCATCCATATCCTAGAGCATCAGACCCAATAGCTGGTATATTCACTGCTATTACAGCACACACTACTGATACTATTACTTTCAACGTTGGTGATGCAGGAAGTCATGCAAGAATTGCTGGTATCATAACTCAGTCTCCATACGTCAGAAACTGTACAAACTTTGTACCTAACAGCATTGGTATGAGGATAAATGGAGATCATGCTGATGGTACTAAGTCGATGGTTGTTGACTCGTATACACAGTATAATCAAGGTGGTATCGGTGTTACTATATCTAATGATGGTTATGCACAGTTAGTTTCAATATTCACCGTGTGTGATGAGTATGCAATTAGTTGTACATCAGGTGGACAGTGTGATCTCAACAACTCCAACGCATCATTTGGTACATTCGGATTAGTTGCATCAGGAATAGGTACAGTTACTCAGACAGGTATACTTACAGCAACAGCACAAGAAGAAGATAACACAGTCACTGTATCTGGCATAACTGATAGACCATATTCAGGACAAGTATTTTATATTGGTGAGCAATTCAATGAGGTTATCAAGGTCAATGTAACAAATCCAGGATCTGGTTATACTTCTGCAAACCCACCTGTTGTCACAATAGGTGCACCTTCCGGACCTAATGGGTCTAATGCGGAGGGTACAGCAGTCGTGAGTGGTTTTGGTAGTATAACTGCTGTAAACATGTTCGCTACTGGATCACAGTATAGATCCACTCCAACAGTTTCAATCGCTGCTGGATCAGGGGTTACTGCAACTGCTACTGCTGTAATTGAACCTAGTTATTTTACTATAAATAGTGCGACACCTGTTACTGCTGGTGTTTCTACCATAACTATTGACCAAACACTTCCTGCTAACGTGGGCGTTGGGTCAACAGTTCCATTCGCAAGACAGTCTCTTATTCTTGCGTCATCATATACATTTGAATTTGTTGGTTCTGGACATACTATTCCAGCTGCACTACCTAGAAACGGTGGTGTTACCATTCCTGAAAATGAAACAGTATCTGAATTAGGAGGTAGAGTAGTCTATACGTCTACTGATGAGAGAGGAAACCTTAAGGTTGGCGATGGGTTCACTATCAATCAACAAACAGGAACCATATCTGGAGATGCTTTCAATAAGAGTATCCAAGCAACGCTTACCCCATTAATCATCGCTTTAGGAGGACAAATGTAAGATGGCTGCGATTCCATTAAATAAATTTAGAACGATTACACATACCGTGACAGACGCAGCAGTGGGTATTTACACTTGCCCTCCTGGTGTAGCGTCACTTGTAATATTCGGCAACGTATCTAACGTTGGACAGGGTTCATCTATAACATCATTTACTGTACAGCACAGTAGAGGTGGAGTGGATACTGAACTCGTAAAAGACGCCAGAATCCCACATCAAGATGCTATGTCATTCATTGATGGACGTCTCGTTATGGAGACAGGCGATATCCTCAAAATTGGAGGGGATAATAATAATACTATGAAGTGCATTATTAGTATACTAGAGAACGCAAAGTAAGATGAGATTATTATCTGGGCGAGTTGGTGTAACATCATACGCTGGACTATCCACACACAGAAAACAGACACCAGGTCTTCCTGCTTTCCTTGGATTAGAAGAGGCAGAACCTAATCTTGGACTGCCAGCTAATAATAATATGGTACTATACGGTACTGTAGAAGGCGAAAGATTTTGGGATGTTCCTTCAGGATCACCGTCTGGTAGTGTTGATGGTATAGAAGTACAGAAAGATGAGATAACTCCAACTGGTTTTGCTGGTTCGATTACAAAACTAAACTTTAAGGGTAATGGTGTTACTGTTACTCAGATGAAGTTAGACTTGGGTGGTGGTATAGAAGTTGGTATTGCTACCATGCAAATCAACAAGTCCACTAATGATGTAATGGACGCTGATGGATTTACGAGAGCGACAGGTATAACAACATTCAAAGTAGGTGCTGGTTTATCATTCTTCCCAGAGCCAGGTCAGTCAGGTATTGTAAGTATATTCTCTGCTGCTGATGCTAGAACTAATATACAGAATGAAGATGGTTCGTTTGGTTTTGGTAATGTTGGTACGATAAGAGTTGGTGCTGGTTTGACTGTAAACCAAGTATCAGTGGGTATCGCCAGCATACAGGTGAACGGACAGTTTGAGCATGTAAATGCGAGTGGTATTATAACATCAAGTCTTGGGTTCAAAGGAGATTTAGCCGGTGCTGGAGTAACAGCTACTGCTGGATTCACTGGCGATCTAACTGGAGACGTAACTGGAGATTTGACAGGAGATGTCACAGGTAATGTTACTGGTGATGTCACAGGTAGATTGACTGGAAACTTTAATGCTGCTGGTGTATCTACCGCAAATCAGTTCTTTAGTGATACAATACAAGCAACGGGTATTGTAACTACCTCAAAAGGATTCGTAGCACCTGTTGGTAGCTTCGGATTCTTAGGGTCACTCAATTCCGTTGGTGTATCTACTGTAGCATTTTTCAATGGAACAAATATTAATGTATCTGGTATTGCCACTGCTATTGGTGGTTTTGTGGCAGGTATTGGTGGAGTCGGAGGATCTGGATTCACCGGAAGACTAACTGGGGACGTTACTGGTGACATAAACTCATCAGGTGTATCTACTGTAAGTCAACTTCTTGCTACCACAGTCAACGCTAGTGGTATTATAACTGCATCACATTTCTATGGAAATGGTGCAAACCTTACGGGTATTGATGCAACTGCAATCCAAACTGGCAATACACGTGTACAGACTGCTGCACTGAATATAGTAAACTCAGTAAATGGTACAGCGAGACTTACGATAGAGACTGCTGGTACTATAACTGCGGGTATCGCAACTGCTACCACATTCTCAGGTTCAGGAGCATCTCTTACAAATATACCTGGCGGACAGATTACAGGAGCATTAGCAGCAGTTGATGGTTCGGCACTCACAAGTGTGATCGCTGATAAAGTCGAGTTGACTGCAACTAACACAACTTCTGCTGATCATTTCCTCACATTTGTAGATACCCTGACTGGTAATGAGGACTTGAGAACTGACACAGACCTCAAGTGGAATCCTGGCACAAATGTTCTCACTGCTGCCACATTCTCAGGTAATGCTACAGGTCTTACTGGTAACCCTAACGTAAGTTTGGGTGATGTTACGTTGAATGGTAATATGTTACCAGATGTAGACGCTACTAGAAACTTGGGTGAACCAGGCACACGTTGGCAAAACGTATTTACTGCTGATATGCATTTCAGTAATGTAGGTACTGGTGGTAATGATGTTGACGGAAGTGAAGGAAACTGGACATTACAAGAAGGTAAGGATGATATATTCATGATAAACAACATTTCGGGTAAGAAATATAAAATCAATCTAACTGAAGTATAAAGGGAGGGACACTGTACAACTCCCTAAAGTGGTACGTTATTATATAATTCATATCTCTTTATACTATGGTTGACGTAAA